CAATGCAGGAATTGAATATCATCTCTGGCGACCTCGAGACCTTGACGCAATAGCAGCTCGACTTGGCAGGCAGGCAAAGATTCAATGAGGCAACCAGTCCGCGTCATCCTGTCCGATGCTGATATGCAGATTGCAGCGCACGGTGGCGTCAACCGTCGCCTCTTAGCAATTAAGCGAGCCGACAGACCCAACCAACCAGGGCGCAAATACCACGAACAAAACTGGTTCCAGACAGACGTGTTCGGTGCCATAGGTGAATACGCCGTCGCAAAATTGCTTGGCGCGGAATGGCATTGGGAACAAGAAGCAAACGGATTCGACGTACTGAACTACCAAGTCCGGTCAACTGAGAACCCAGACACCACCATCAAGGTACGCACCAGGGACAATGCTGATCACAACTTCATCTTTTGCAAAGTCCGAGAGAACCGCGTACTGATTGAGGGCTGGATTACAGGCCGCGAAGTCATTGAGAACAACGACGAGATATTCCCCGACTGCTTCACCATCAAGGACTACCGCCTGTACCCATTGACAGACCTTCCAGAGTTCCCTCAGACGCTCCCTGCGGGTTGTGAAATGTACAAAGCACCTGTTAAGCGCTTAGGCACCGTGTCATGATTGTCGTCGCCTGGTACATCCTTCTGTTAACCATCGGGATAGCAATCCTCCAGGGGATACGCAAGGACTAAGATGCCAACACAATTGAGTCAAGCAAGCCGACATCATCAGTTGCAGATGGTTCGTAGAAAACGTGGGAACACGGGTCGAGCAGTCTGCCTTCGGGCTACTGTGCAGCGTCCAAACGTCATAAATGTGAATGGTGACCGTCCAACGATGTCAAACATCCGGCAACCTCAGAGACATACTGGAATCGCGGGGGGCGAGCATTACACAAGACCCGACCACAACGAAAGAGAGCAAGCCCCTTGGGGGGCGCGCTAGCAGGGGACAACCATGGGCAACTACAACAGCAGCGAATACAAACGCAGACGAGCAGAACTACTACAAGACAACCCGCTCTGCCATTGGTGCAACAAAGCACCCGCCACCGAAGCAGACCACCTCATCCCATTCGACATCGTCGGAGACGACACCCCACTAGTCCCCGCCTGCAAACCATGCAACTCCAGACGCGGAGCAGAACACGTCAACGGCAAACGAACAGCACAAGCACATTCAAGAGCAGAACACCTCGGACTCGACCCAACCACAAAACCAAAACAAAAATCAAATAATTCAGAAGTTTTTTTGAAAAAAGAAAAAATATTGACCCCGTCCCCTGTCTTTCTCTTATCTGAAGGGATTCAAACCGAATCAGTTCGATGTCCTGCATCTTCTGAGTTGGTTCTCGGGGTTGGGCAGAGTTCGCCCCGTCTCGAGTCGCTCCATAATGGAAGTGGTTCTTACGGTGACGCGGTTGCGGCCTGGTCGGAAAGAGTTCTCTCAAGGACGTTGTTCGATTGGCAGAAGGTTGCGTTGAATGGTCAGTTGACTCATGACGAGAATGGCGACCTTGTGTTTCGTGAGGCGTTGACTAGCTGCGCCAGACAAAATGGAAAATCGGTCGCTCTCACCTCGTTATGTGGGTACTTTTTGACGGACTGGTCAGCGATGCGGGGAAAGCCTATTCACGTTCTTTCCGTTGCCAACAAACTTGATCGTGCGGTTGCAATCTTCAACGAACTTGCTCCGGTACTCGAGGCACAATTTGAAGGTCATGTCACTTGGAGTTACGGACGCAACAAAGTTGAGATGCCGAACGGCTCAACGTGGGAAGTCCGCGCTGCAACCCCGAACCTTCACGGCGGAACCTACGATCTAATTGTTGTTGACGAAATCTGGAATGTGTCCGAGGAGGTTTACTTCGATGCGTTGCGCCCGTCACAGATTGCGGTTAAGTCTCCGCTCCTTTCTTCCTGGTCAACTTCAGGAGATGAATCTTCAAAGACAATGCAGCGATTGCGAGAAGCAGCAATTGGCGCAATAGATCAACAGAAACAAACGCGTCTTTACTTTGCCGAATGGAGTCTTCCGTCGGTTGATCCGAACGACGAAATAAATTGGGGCTACGCCAACCCTGCCCTCGGGCAGACCATTACCCTTGAGGCACTTCAAGCAGCTGCGGAAACTCCAGATCGAGCAGCGTTCCTCCGCGCTCACCTAAACCTGTGGGTCTCATCGGCGGACGCTTGGATTCAACCTGGCGTCTGGGACAAATTGTTCACCGAATCAGACTGTCCCGCAGGAGGTGTCCTTTGCGTTGACTCAAGTACAGGCGGCGAAAAGTATGTCGGCATTAGGTGCGGACTTACTGAGGAGGGCAACATTATTGCGACCGTCCAGTTCTCCACAGAATCCCTTAAAGAAATGTGGATAAAGATTAATGAGGCAATGGAGGCAGACCCGAAACTACGGCTGGCAATTACTCCGGCACTCGACCTTCATACGCCAGAGAAGTTAGAACGGCGACGTCAAATTTTTGGCTACGCCGAGGTATTGAAATTCACGGGTCTCACTCGCTCGCTGATCCTTGAGAAACGCATCTACCACCGAGGCGAGGAACTGCTAGCAACTCATGTCAACAGGGCAGTCCTTGCCCGCGCCAACGGTCAAGTCGTGATTAGTAGCCAACGCTCCCCTGGCCCAATCGAAGCCGCTCGACTTCTGGTTGTTGCAGCAGCTCTAGTTTCCCGTCCGTCAAATACTGGACGCGCAGCAATGGCGTTTGGAAGGTAGTTGCATTTGCAACTAGTTTGTGGGAGACTCCATCCGTGGCGTTCTTCTCCCGAAAAATAACTACTGCTGAATTTGCATCTTCGCCAATTAAAGCCGCTGCTGGCGTTGCCGGTCTCGGCGTCCCCCCGATGTATGCATGGTCAAGCGGTACTTTTGAGCAGGTCGCCCTTAGTCTTCCGACGGTGTCGAGGGCGAGAGACCTTCTCGCCTCGACCATCTCAAGTCTTGAGTTCCGCCAAAAGGTTAAGCAATGGAACGGTACTGAGTACGAAGAAATCTATGTGCCGAACGAGTCATGGATGGAAAACCCTGATCCAAAAGTTCCTCGCCAGTTCATCCTTGCTAACACCGTGACCGACCTATGGATGACGGGACGCGCATTCTGGGCGGTCACTTCTCGCAACGCAACCGACGGACGACCCATGAGTTTCGAATGGCTACCCTCCGCAAACATTCAGACACCAAATCAGCAAGGCCCACAGTTCTTCGGAATGCCAGACGAAATTGAGTTCAACGGCATCAAGTTAGACCCCAACGAAATCATTACTTTCCTCGCACCGACAACTGGTCTCATGTATTCAGGCCGACGCTCCGTCAGCATCGCAACTCACCTTGATCAGTACGCAGACCGCGCAGCCACAATCGAAACCGTTCCTGGTTATCTTCAGCAAACTTCAGCAGGCGAGACAATGTCCGGTGAAGAACTCGGAGACTTGGCAGCGCAATGGGCGCAGGCTCGCCGAGAAGGAAACGTCATTGGCGCGTTGAACAACTACGTCAACTTTGTTGAGTTTGACCGCGACCCGCTTGAAGTCAACGCAGCGCAGCGCGAATACCAAGCCCTCGACCTTTCCCGTATGTGTTCAGTCCCCGCGTACCTTGTCTCAGCCCCGACTCCAGGCGCATCCATGACCTACCAAAACGCATCGCAAGCCCGCCAAGACCTTTGGTTGTTTGGAGCGCAAATGTACGCACATGCAATTGAATCTCGTCTCAGCATGAACGATGTCACTGCGCGCGGACGCTATGTCTGTTTCGACACCGACGACCTTCTTGCCGTGGGCGATATGCACGACGCTCTTATTGAGCCACAAGTTCCAGACCTCGAGGAGATTCCTTCATGATTAAGTTCACCGCCGTCCCCGTCACTCTTGACGCTGCAGCTGGAGATGATGCACCGCGCACCATTACTGGCATTGCAGTGCCCTGGGACACCGTCGCAACCGTTTCAGGTGGCGAAAAGGTCATGTTCAAGCGCGGAGCCTTTGACTTGAATGCAAAGCCCGCGCGACTTCTTGAAAACCACGACGGACGTCCAATCGGCATCGTCAGCGAACTTGTCGACCTTGACAACGGTCTTGGCTTCAGCGCAACGTTTGCTCGTTCAAAAGCAGCCGACGACGTTGTTGAACTTATTCAGATGTCCGCATACGACTCAGTGTCTGTGGGCGCAGTCCCCAAGAAATTCAAATTTGACAAGAACGGCGTCATGATTGTCTCGTCTGCTGATCTACAAGAACTTTCGGTCGTCAGCGTTCCGGCATTTGCCGACGCAGTCATCGAAAAAATCGCTGCTTCAGAACCCGACCTTGAGGTCGAAGAAGAAGCAAACGAACCCCAACCCGACACAAGTCTCCAGGAGGAAACAATGTCACAAGAAACCCAAGTCGAAGCCTCCAAGCCCGACGCAATCCCAACATCACCAATCTTTGCTGCGGCACGACGCGAAGTAAAACTTCCAACCGCTGTGGAATATCTTGCAGCAGCCATCTCAGGCGGCGACCAATGGCGCGGAATGAGCGATGCACTTCGCGCAGGTGCACCAGACATCGTCACAACCGATACACCTGGAATTCTTCCAACACCGATTATCTCACCTGTTTACAACAACTTCATTGGTCGTCGTCCAGTCGTTGATGCAGTTGGCGTTCGCGCACTCCCTGCCGGTGGCAAAGTATTCATCAGGCCCGAGGTGACAACCCATGTAACTATTGGGGCATCCATTTCTGAGCAGTCACCAAGCCAAGGCACAATGGTCGTGTTCAACAACCAAGTCACCAAGCAAATTTTCGGTGGATATGTAAATATCAGCGAAGCCACAATTGACTGGAGTGATCCCGCAATCTTGTCAGTTGTTCTTGACGACATGGGTCGTATTTACGCCAATCAGACCGACAACTACGCAGCCGACCAATTGGCTACAGGTGCAACCACCACAAGCAACTTCACTGCAGCATCTGTTGATGATCCGTCTTATTGGGCAGAATGGGTTGCAAATGCAGCAGAAACCATTCTTTCCGCATCAAACGGCAACTTGCCAACGCATATGTTCATGAACCCATCAATGTGGGCCGAACTCTTGAAGTTGTCCGACACTGCTGATCGT